GAAAGAAGGCAGAGTTAAAAAGGCAGAGCATTGGCCAGTAGAGACGTTGAGGGCTGAAATTGCCGACGACAATGGTGATATTAATCATTACTACTATCATCCCGACTGGTGCAATGCTGATTTGAACAGCAATCCTGAAAAAATAAAGGCTTTTAGACCTGATGTTGGTGATGGTCAGTACATCTCATATATCAAGCCTTACCGATCCGGCTTTTTTTACTATTCGCCAGTCGATTATCAGGGCTGTTTACCTTATTGCGAGGTAGAGACCGAGGTTGCCAACTACCATATCAACAACATTATCAATGGTTTTGCACCATCAATTCTGATAAATTTCAACGATGGCAAGCCCGAGGCTAAGGTCCAGCGAGAAATAGAGCAGAAAATAAAGAGCAAATGGGGTGGAAGCAGCAATGCCGGGAAGGCGATTATTGCTTTCAATAATGACAAGGAGCAGGCAGCGACGTTGGAATCGATTCCGGTGAGTGATGCTCATTCGCAATACCAATTCATCGCTGATGAGTCCATGAAAAAGATCATGGTGGGCCATAGGGTAACATCTCCGATGCTTTTGGGCGTGAAGGACAACACCGGGCTGGGAAATAATGCTGATGAGCTGAAGACGGCGTCTATGCTTTTTGAGGCCACGGTCATCAATCCATTCCGATTGATTGTTTTGAAGCTGGTGGATCAGGTGTTGGCGTTCAATGATTCTTCATTGGATGTATATTTCAAGAGTCTGGACCCATTCAAGGAAGAAAGCAGAACTGAAGAGACGCAGCTCAGCGCACAGATGCCCGAGGCTACCGACGACCAGCTGGACGACGCTGCAAATATGCTGATTGAATCCGGAGAGGAAATCGACGAGGACGAATGGGAGGAGGTATTGGTCAAAGATTTGATTGAGGGCGAAGATGGTGACGAGGATGAATTCCTAAAAAATCTGAATGACCTCCAGAGCAAATTGACCGACCTTTCGTGGGCTGAAAGATTGGCGAGGGTCGTCTCTGGCAAGCCAGCAAAAACCAGCGAGCAGGACACATCGCTATTCAAGGTGCGTTATGCCTATGCCCCGAAAACTACGCAGAGCAATTCAAGGGATTTCTGCAAAAAAATGGTTGGCGCCAAAAGGGTTTACCGAAAGGAAGACATTGAGGATGCTGGATCGCTGGCGGTGAATCCGGGATTAGGCAAGGGAGGCGCTGATACTTATAGCATTTGGCTGTATAAGGGTGGCGCCCGGTGTCATCACTTCTGGCAGAGGTTGGTATATATCAGAAAAAATAATAAGAAAATATCTGTCAATGAGGCTCGGAGGATGATCAATGCTTTGGAGCCATTGGAACGCAAAGACGCCCGGATGGAGACCAATGATAAGAGGGTGGCCACGAGGCCTATCGATATGCCAAATGAGGGTTTTGTAAAAAAGAGATAAATGTCAAAAGCACTATTTGTCACAAGGGACGATTTAGTCAAAAAGAGCCTTCTGGGTGGAAACGTGGATTTGGACAAGGTGCTCCAGTATGTGGAGCTCGCCCAAGATATGCACATCCAGACGCAGCTGGGAACGGACCTCTATGAGAAGCTCCAATCAGATATCATTGCCGGCACTTTGGCTGGTAATTATCAGACATTGGTCAGGGATTACATCAAGCCAATGTTGATCCATTACGCAGCGAGTGAATATCTGCTGTTCATCTCGTATGAAATCGGCAATGCTGGCGTGACGAAGCATACCCCCGAAAATGCGGAGGTAGCGACCAATTCTGAGGTGTCATTTTTAGCGGATAAAGAGCGCCAATATGCGGAATTCTACACCGAAAGATTCAACGCCTACATGACTTATAATGCTGCGACTCTTTTCCCTGAGTTCTATACCAATTCGAACGGCGATATGAGGCCGGAGAGAACAGAGAATCAGACCAGCTGGGTGCTATGAGATACAAGCCGAAGGAGAAAAACATTTTGAAACTAAAACAATACCTCAATGCCAAGGAAAAAGGACGAGGAGAGGCAGTACATGATTGCCAAAGCCGACAGATTTTACATGCCGGGGACTCAGCAGCAAGGGTGGGGTCAAATTAGTGGTCCGACGACGTCTGTCACAGAGGTAGACAATGGCGATGGATCGAGAACGATCACAAGAACTGGTATATAACACAAAGTCCTTTTTTCGTTATTAATAAGAGATGCCAAACAACACTATAAATTGGGGACAAGGAGCTGTAAATTCCATCAGCTGGGGTCAGGGAGCCATCAATAGCATCGGATGGGGTGCTATTCATGTGCTTACCTATGGCCATGACGAGACGAATCTTTTCGGATTGACAGCTTTGATCCTCGACCACCAAAACCGGGTAACGGATGACGGAGGCACCATTGAATCCATTGGCTGCATTCAAAGCCTGGCATCTGATTACATCTACACTTTAGATGTTTCGGGTCTGTATTCAGCGAGGATGGCTACTTTGTCGGCTACTTTGGAGTCAGCAGCGTGCATCGATGAGGATATTACGGACGTGGTTTCTATGTTGGATTTCGATTCTACGGAAGACGGACAGATTTCTGACTGGACTTTGAATCAGGCGACCTTGACTGAAACCGATGATGTGTACACAATGACGGCGACATCGAGCCCTGATGAGCATTATGTGAATTTTGATGCGAGGATGGTCGCTGGCAGACCTTATGAGGTGACTGGCGAATTTTTCGTGCCCTCAGGAAATACGTCTGTCGATGGATTTAGGATTGGGCTGTCTGGAGGATTCACCGGAATTGATGCTGTGGACACTTGGAGCACATTCAGAAGGACGGTAGTTTCGGCAGCATATCCATTGAGAATATACATGAGCGATGGAGGCGTGACATCTGCAATCGGCAGCAATGGCGATGAGGTGCTTTTCCGCAACTTGAAAATAAAAGAATTGACATAGATGGCGACACCTACTTTTTTACTGACACCTTCGGGATATAAGGCAGGCACTCTTTATGCGCCACTACCTGCGGACGGTGATGGAGACATGGAGATGACTCGAAGCGCCATTGCAACGAGGGTCAATCAAAATGGCATCATTCAAGACTCAGCGGTAGACGTTCCGAGAATTGATTATTTGTATGGGGGCTGCCCATCATGTATTTTCGAGGAGGCGACAACGAATTTGGTTATTACAAGCGAAAATTTTTCTGCATATACTAACGTCAATGCAAGCGTATCTGCTGGGTTTTTGTCTCCTGATGGCAACACTAACGCCAGAAAATTATCTGGCATTTCTGGAGCAGCCGTGCAAGGCAGGATTCAAACTCCGGTCTCATTACCATCATCGGGAAATTTTACTATTTCAGTATTTGCAAAAGCTGGAGACACCAATTTTTTGTATCTTCAGCCCAGTCAGTTTGACAGCAGTAGTGGTGTTTATTTCGATTTGGGCAATGGAGTTGTAGGAACTGAAGAAGCTGGTGTTACTGGTATTATTGAAAATTATGGCAATGGCTGGTATCGATGCAGCGCTCGGACATCAACAACGACCGATTTAAATGGAAACTTCGCTATTTGGCCTGCTTATAGCGATTCAACATATACTTTTCCGAGTAACGCATTATATAGCAATGCGTCTATTTACATTTTTGGGGCGCAAGCGGAGGCCCAAGACCGACCTCATAGCTATGTAAAAACGGTCGTATCACCGGTCTCCAGGGCAGCGGATTTGTACCGACTCACCAATATCGGGCAGTTTTTTGGGACTAATACCGGTGCTATTTACGCTGAATTTGCGGATTATCCGTTCAAGTATGAGTCGGTGAATCAAGAATTTATGCGAATGTACGACCAATCTACTGGTAACGATTTAAGATTTAGGGGAAAATTTGATACTTTTTTAGGCCCACAATTAGTGGGGTGGGGTGGTGGTCCGCAATACCTTACCGAGCCAGTAGTCTCAACAATTAGGAAGGTGGCATTCACTTGGGATGGCAGCGACTGGAAATCCAAGGTCAATGGCCAGTCTGAGCAAACTGGAGCGGTAACAGCAAATTTCAATCCTACCGTGATTGGGACATCAGTTGGAGGGTATATAGCTGCCGGCTCATTAGTAAGGCTAAAAACCTTGGCTTTTTACGACAGAAAGCTGACCAGCAACGAACTTGACGAACTGACAACATTATGAGCATAGAAAGAAGGCCGAAATTTTTATACATCCCGGGCTCATCAAAGACCGGCAAGATATACAGCCAGCTGCCAAATGATGGCAGCGGAGATGTCTCAGGCTTGACTCGGAGTTCTACGGTATTAAGCGTGGGCAGCGATGGGTTTCTTCAGAGCAATGCCGTTAATGACCCTGCTCATTCATATTTGTTCGGCAGCTGCCCAGAATTGCAGCTTCAAAATTATGCTCTAACCAATCTAACCAGCGACTCAAATGAGTTTGACGCTGCGACGTGGCAAGATTTTGGCGTTTCATTAGCGGATGTTTCTGCGCAGTCTCCCGACGGAACGGTGAACGCATGGCTGGTGACTAACAATGATACTGGCGTCACGGCTCATGGTGTTAGAAATAGCCAGAATCCCAGTACTATCCCCGGACGTTGGTATTATCACAGCGTCTTTGCAAAGATACCCAGCGGATCAAGCTGTACTGGTGTATATATGACCAATGCTGCTGAATCTAATAGGAATGCTTATTTTAATCTAATCAATGGAACGGTAGGAACTACTGGAGTAAATACTAAATTCGCTAATATCTACGACTACGGAAACGGCTGGTATCGGTGCATGTTTGCTTTCGATGCAACTCTTACTATCGCTCAATTAAATATTAGGCTCGTTATTGGTAATGAGATTATCGCTTGGAATGGCGATGGTTCGGAATCTTTATATCTTTTCGGTGCGGAGACGGTGCAGAATGCTGGAGGGGCTTTAGCCCCCTATGGTGAGTACATTCCAACGTCAGGGTCTGTGGCTTCTGTTAGTGCTGATAGCATTGCAACATTTACACTTCCCAGCGGAGGTGCTACGCAAGGCTCATTTGTTTTTCATGGCAGGATAACAGATACCGTAACAGCCGTCTTTATTAATTTTGGAAGCAGCGATCAATCAAACAGAGGCAGAATCAATGTTTTGGGAGATCAACCAACATATTACAGCGTCAATACTGGATACATGACGCAACCAACCGGCGTCGATAATTTTGAGGAGTTTAAATTCGGAGTCTCTGTCGATAATTCAGGAAATGTCAGCCTATTTTTCAATGGCGTTTTAACTGACGATGCTGTTAATGCCCTTCATCAATTTGATCAAATACAAATAGCTGGGACTTTCACCAAGCACATCAAATCCTTGGCATGGTATAGCGAGAAATTAAGCGATGCGGAAATGATTACTTTAACCACGTTATAATGAAATACAGAAAGTATCAAATGAGCGCCCAAAAATGGGCGACTATTGAGCCACAACTCGAAGACATCTTCGGCAGCATGATAGTCATGGAAGGTCGCTGCGTGAAATCCGAATATGATGAAAACGGAGACTATGTAGGATGCCTAAAAAATAAAGAGGTAGAACTCGACATCATCTGGAGAGATGAGAATGACCCTCTCATTGACATCGTGAAAAATGACGAGGTATGGCCTGACCCTGACGGTGACGAGACCATGCACTATATATCGGGTTGGGAAGAGCAGTATCGACTTGACTACGCAGCGCAGCAACCATAGCGATGGCAATGGATAAAATCATCAATCCGGACGAGTGGACGATGGAGGAGCTGGTGAAGCACCTCTACCGAGACATGCAAGACGTGAAGCACAACCAAAGCGTGATGATGTCGAAGGTCGAGAAACTGGAACTGGAGCAAATCAAAAGGAGAATCCAAGTCAGAACGGTCGCTGCTGTCGCTGCTGGTGCTGGTGCTTTTTTAGGGTGGCTCTTTGATTTGGTAGTTAAACTCTTTAAATGACGAAAAACCTCGTTTTAACGGCTTTAATTTTATTCTCCATAGGTTCATATGGTCAGGAGTTCAAAAGTGCGTTAGAAACGCCCTTTGATAGCTTATATACAATCTATAAAGACGGCGTGCCTATCTTGGAAAATGTGTATAGCATCAATAACGGATTGAAAGAGCCACACATCCCGGTGAATCTACAAGATGGCCTCGTAGATACTAACGCTATTTGGAGCGGTCATTATCTGGATTCGTTGTTTAAAGCTCTGCAATCTCGCATTGAGGAATTGGACAGCTTGATGATCAAAGAAAATCAACCAGTAAAAATATC